GCGCTCGCGGCGCGGGGGGTCGCCCGGAGGCCCGCTGTCTTCCCCAAGCTGTCGGGCGTAACGACCCCGAGCCGCTTTATGGCGGTCATTTTGTCATTACCGAGCCGCCGACCTCTGAAAACGTGTCTTTCTTGGCTTTCAAAGCGCGCAACTACGGCGAGAGCCGCGCGGATATTATGCCGCGCATCGAGGCGTATTCCGTGCCGACGGTGGAGAGCCGCATGACGTTATTGGGTCGCCATTTGGCAGGCGTGCGCCTTGTGCAGGCGTATCAGCGCGTAGAGGCTCCTTTGCCGAAGGTCAGCGAGCGTTATTGTCTGCAATATGAGGACAAAACCGAAGATGTGACGCGCCGTATCACGGAGTATTTCCGCATTATCAACATCGATGACGAAGTGCGCATTTTTGAGATTCCAAAATCAAACGGTGAGGTCGAGGAAGTGCCTCGCCGTGTAGTCAAAATGGAAATCAGCAATCCGTTAACCCGAGATTTTGATGGTGTCGATTATCCGGTTAAGGGGTATGCCGCGCCTAAAGTTAAGATTTTGGAAACCCAAGTTGCAGATTCCGCGGCTTATTATGGCGTAAAACCTGTATCTGACGGCCTTTCGGCAGGAGATGCCACGCTGACGGTGTCAAGCATTTACGAAAAGCTTGTACCGACCTCGACAGTCGAGACACCTTATGCGGATGAATACCCGGTTCCCGGTGAGGCATGGGTCGCTGCTGCACCGGAGAAACAGCTTTTTGCAGGGCATGTCGATAGTGGAACCTTAACTTTGCCTTCGGCTGTTTTGCCCGGCAGTATCAAGATTGGGAACTACACAGACAATGGCTTCGGTCAACTTAAAAGCGGGGACAATATCGTCAATACTGATTACGCTCACGGGCGTCTGAGTGGTTTGCCGACAGGTTATTACACGGTAACTGCGGTTCCTGGTGCTAAATCGTCATCAGCACGATATGCTTTTGCGGTAGAAATTAAAGAAACCAACCACGGTACATCATTTGCCCCTCTGCTTAGACCTAATCCTGCTTTGGGTAGTTTAAAAGTGTCTTTTATGGCTTTGGGAGTTTGGTATGTTTTGACAGATACAGGCGACGGCGTATTACGGGATGAGGCCGGTAAAAGTGTAGGTACGGTGTCGTCTGCAACAGGCAGTGTATTGCTTAATCTACCGTCTCTTCCGGATGTTGGCAGCCGTTTGGTGTTCCAATGGGGAGATTCCTCTGGTTTTACGTCTTTTGATGGCGGTAAGACGGGCGGGAATAATCTGCCCAAGGCAGCAAATGGGGAGTGCACTTATTCCCTGGGTCATCCAATTAAGCCAGGAACGCTGGTGCTTACTTGGCAAAATAACGGTAAGAAAAGAGCGCAAGACGATGGCGCAGGAAAATTAACGGGTGATGCAACTGGCAACGTGGATTATTTGAACGGCACGATTAAATTGCCAGCTTATATTGACTCTACTTCAGTTGATTATGTTTGCGATGAGCCTGATCGCATTCAGGTTGGTCTTGCTGATGGGCTTGGCTTGACCGCAGAGGAAAAAGGAGAGGTTTGGAATATCACGCTGGGGACGGCGATACCTGATTGGCGCACTGTTTCTTTAACGGCTTTGGGAAGCTTTGAAGAATATACAAGTACAACTGTTTCAAACAGTTATTCTGGTTATGCAGCATTGGTATAGGATAAATAATGGGAATAAAAACTGGTTCAGGCGGTTTTAAAATTGTATTGTCCGCCAACCCTGCGAAAAATGGCGAGTTCGCAATCGGCGGTCGAAAAGTCGAGGGTGTAAGTGCTGCAGGCTCGACAATAATTGTACCTAAAACGGTGTTGCAGGTTGCCGGTCAGGAAAGACGGATAGTAGAGGGAAATATTTTAGGTACAAAATATAAGTACCTAGAATCGATTGAGACCAAAACAATAAACCGTTATGGGAAAATAGTTAGCTGGCATGCAGATTACCTGACTAGTGATCCGGCTTCAATAAAAAAACGTCGTGGCAGCTTGAACGGCGGCTTGTTATTTAATGTTTTGAGCGACTTTGATCAAGGAAGCGTCTGTGTTTTTGATACCTGGTCATTTCATGACGGCGAGACAGAGATTGTTGAGCGAGGCGGTACGCTTTATAAGAATTGGAATGCAGTACAAGGTTCGGGCGATGCAGTCGGTACGTTGACTACTGACGGTAAAGTCATTATCAATGACCGTAATATTGCCTTCCTGAATCTTAAAATTACAGGCGGTATCGTACGCCAGCCACAGATCAAGGGTTATGGTTATGCAGGCCGCACGCCCGCCGCGCCGGTTAAGCCTGAAAGCTTTACCGTTTACGCGGGCAATGGCGAAATTGTCGGAAGAAGCAACGCCGCAGGCGAAATTACCGGCGGCATTACAGGCAAAATTGACTACGAGACAGGCTTCTACGAAATCAAGCGTGATGAGGGTTTTTACCCAGAAGATTTACGCTACAACGCCGTGACCCAAGACAACCTGCCTTTGGATTCGTCGATTATCGGCATTGATGCCGTGCGCCTGCCTGCCGACGGACGTGTCCCCGTGTTTAGGAAAGGCGATATGATCGTGATTTCAAACCGGCTCAAGCAGGATTTGGGCAGCGCGTTTACCGCCGCCCAGAAAATCACGCTCAACCGTCAAAATATCGACCGCCTCTGCTTGGTCGACAGCAAGGGCAAGCACGTCCTCGCCGAAAAATACACGGCAGACCTCAAAGCGGGCAGCATTACCTTTGCCGAGCCGTTGGACTTGTCGCAATATACCCTGCCTCTGACGGCCGTGTGCGCGTGGGAAGAGGAAAACCGTGTGACCGGCGTCGATATTTCAGGCCGTCTGAAACTCCAGTTTGCGATTGGGCGCAATTATCCGAAGGAGAACACATTTGTATCCTCCGCCCTGATCGGCGGCGATTTGCTGGTGCGCGCTACCGAGCCGTTTTCGCAACAGGCATGGGACAATGTGTGGAGTGACGCGCAACGCGGGGAGCCTATTTTGGCGCGTACCAATGTCAAAGACTACCCGATTAAGTTGGCCAGCAACGGCGCGATTACCGAGCGTTGGCTGATTAAATTCATTACTGCAACCCAATTCGAGCTTTACGGCGAGCGGCTGGGCTTGGTCGCAAAAAGCGATACCTTGACCGATCTTGCGCCGACCAATCCGGCAACCGGCAAGCCTTATTTCACGCTCAAGGCGGCCGCATTCGGCGGCGGCTGGTCGGTGCAGAACTGTATCCGCTTCAATACCTACGGCACGCCGTTGCCTGTTTGGATTTTGCGCAGTGTCCAGCCTTCGCCGGACAAGCAAAACGGCCGCGATGGTTTTACCGCGTGTTTGCGCGGCAATACAGTGGCAGAATAAAAGATAAGGCCGTCTGAATAGTACTTTCAGACGGCCTTTAAGTAAAATGGTTAATTAATTTGCATTTATACCTTTTATCTGTAAAATTGACCTTTTAATCTTTATTCAAATAGTGAAAGGAAGCGGGAAAATGGGGAAAGGCATGAAAATCCTTATTGTCGTGGTATCTATTCTAGTTGGATGTGCGGTATATAATTATTTTACAAAAAGTAATAAGAAAACAGAATACACGATGACCGTTTCGGAAATTGAAGCGGTTGTAGCTGTGAATTTCAACGAACTTATGCTTTGTAAAGGGTATGCCATGCAAGGGCGAAAAAAAGAGGCTAGTGATTGTTGGTTGGCAAATTACGAAAAAACAAAAGAAGGTACTAGATACGACACTGCGGTAAAAGAAATATATGCTATGGCTCAAGAAGATAAGTCCAAGCAAAAGGACATACAATTCTTAAAAATTGCACGATATATAGACATGAACCGCAGTGCATCAATGTATATTTTAGAGGCAACAAAAGAATAAACTTTGAGTGCAACTATGCCAAGCCCCGATTTTCGGGGCTTTTGTTTTAATGGGGTTTTAAATTATTGAAGTAAAAAGAAAGGCCGTCTGAAATGTTTGATACGCAACGTGTGCCGGTAAAGGTTTACCGCTGGGATGACGAGGGTGCGCCGCAGGTTGAATCGGCGGCAGGCAGCATTAAAACGATTTTAAAAGCCTGCCTGGTTACCGGTTATGGCGAGGGCAATAAGCGCAAGGACGGGCTGGGCTGGGAAATGGCGTTTGAAAAGACGCAAGAAGCCTGTTTCCGCAGTACACACACGAAGGCGACAAAGTGGTGGCTGGGGGTGGATGATACGAAGTATCTTGCAGGCGGCGACAGAGGTAATCGTTATACCGATGTCTGTGGGATTTTGGAGCCGACATCTGCTACAGCGGGCAAGGTGGTTCAGTATGTTTGGCGTAATTCGTATAGGGTTCGGTTTACTAGCGTCGGTTATTACGCCGATAGAATCGGATTGAAATGGGTTTTAGTAGGTCATGCACGTGCCTTCGCCCTTGTTTTGTTGAGTCCGGGCAATTTGTCAGGCAGCCCTGTACTTTATTTTGGAGAGTTTCCAAGCCTAGCGGTGGTGGACGAGCATCAAAACCTATTGGGTCTGGGGTTGGACGGCAGCGAAAAATATTTTGCTCTTGCTGACCAATCTAGTTTTTATTGCTCGGCCATGCGTGATTACAAAGGGGATGCGCCAAATGCATTTTATGTTGGTTCTAATGTGGTTCAAAACGCTGCCGCTTACCCAAGTCCCATCAGTGGCGGCTTTACGGCTTCCGACCTGTATCTTTTTGAGGAAGTTAATGGCAGTAAATATGCGCTTCGCGGCTTTGTTCCGGGTTTGATGCGCACCAACGAAGCGATGCCGAGCAACAACGTTATCCCGCAAGGGACTGTTTACGATAATTTAGACAATTCCGGCGATGAATGGATGTATGTCAAAGTTTTTGGTAATCATGCCGGCCTTCTGATCAACCTCACGGCCTGGGAGCTGTAAGCCATGCCGAATTATGTTTTCCGCAGCCGTCTTGCCGTTAAGCGCGGCAAGTTGCGTAGCAAAATCGTCAATCGGATTGGGCGAAGCCGTACTGTCAAATCGCCGCACTGGAAATACGGCGGCCACGGCTATATCGCCGGCGAAGGTACGGGCATTGTTACGGTGGGCGGTCAGCCGGCTTCGCGCCGTATTTATCTGTTTGCACGCCCTACAATGGAATGTATTGCGGATTGTTGGAGCAAAGAAGACGGCAGCTACCGCTTTGACCGGCTCAAGGAAGACGAGGAGTATTTGATGGTGGCGACGGATTATAAAAAGCAATACGAGCCTGTTTCTTATGATTTTATTAAGCCTTATGTCGAGCGTGACGGCGGCGGTTGAGGCCGTCTGAAATGTCCGAAGACAAAATTTATGCTGATTCGGCGCGTATCCCTTTGCCTTTCGGCTTGGCGATTGGCTCCCGTCCGCCGTCCAGGCTCTTGCCGTTGGCGTTCAGACGGCCTTTACGCCATATTGAGGACGGCGGCGAGATTGTTCCCGATACGCCGCCTAAGCCTAATCCGTACCGCACTCCGGATGGTTATGCGACTGTTTCGGGGGCGTGGGGCTTTGTGCAGCAGGCGGTGTCAACGCAGGCGGTGTGCGCGGCCGGTCGTTATGATTTGGGCGACATGGCTGCCCAAGTGTCGGGGATAACGGCGGAGGCTGTCGGGGGGGCGGTTTGTTTTCAGACGGCCTTTTCGGATATGCCTGAATTGGCAAGCTGCCTGCGTGAAACGGTCGGCTTGTCTGACGGGGTTGCCGGGTGTATGCAGGCGGTGCAGGTCGGGATGGATGGTCTGGACGGCTGTCTGCATGATGCTTTCCCCGATGATTTATTCCTAAGCGGCTGTAATGCGGATCAATCGGCGGCGGGTCTTGGCGAGGCTTTGGCGGCGTGTTCGGAGAGTGTGTTTTCCGATGATGCGCCGGTTGGCGATTGTTTGGTGTCGGAGGTGCGCGAGGCGGCGGTATTGGCACGATGTGCGCATCCGCAAAGCCTTCCTGCTTTGGCTGTGCCTTGCGAGTATTATGAGATTCCGGTTGAGCCGGAGCCGGTTCCTGAAACTTATGTTTGCGGTATCCGCCCGCCTTCAGACCGGCTGAACCTGCGGTTTTACCGCAAAAAGATTGCACACGATGCGCGCCATATTCCGCTACCGTTTGCTTGTTTTGATACGGTAAGTACTCCTGTTTTAGACGGATATATCATGCAAAATATTATTAAGGCTACGGTTGACGGCCAGCCGATTGGGCTGTTTTCTGCATCCTTTACGACGGACACTGCCGGTTATTGTTGGCAAGGCAGTTTGACGGTTTCGCCCGATGATTTCGCCAAGATTAATCCTGATGTCCGCCCGAAAGGCCGGGAGGCCGAAATCGAGGTGCAAATCAATGCGGATACTTTTGTCATCATCGCGGAATATTACAGCGACAACCGCCGCTTCGGACAAAAGAGCTATACGGTAACCGGCCGCAGTGTTACCGCCCGTTTGGGTGCGGACTATGCGCCTAAAGGTCGCGGTACATACCGCAATCCGATTTATGCGCAACAAATCGCAACGGAGGTTTTGCGCCCGACAGGTGTGGATTTGGACGGCTGGACGATGGTTGATTGGTTGATTCCGGGAGATGTGTATTCGTTGACCGATAAAACGCCGATTGCTGTTTTGCAAGAGCTGGCTCAAGCCGCCGGGGGATTTGTGGAGAGCGACCGCGCCCGACCTGTTGTCCGCTTTAAGCCTAAATGGAAAAAGGCTTCTTGGGAGGTTTCCGATGCGCCTGCCGATGTCAGTGTCCCTGTCAGCGTGATTTTCAGCATCAGCGGCCAGCGCAATGTATCGGAGCGTGCCAATGGGGTTTATGTTTGGCCGAGCCATAACAAGGGCAAAGGCGCGGATGTGTACCGCAACGGCAGTAACCGCGAGCCGCGTGCCTCCGCGCTGACCAATACGCTTTATACCGACCAGCCGGTCTTGCTTGCCGCCGGTATCGCCGCTTTAAGCGAGACTGGCGTTCATAAACGCGAAACGGTGTCTTTGCCGGTATCGGATAAATACGCCGTTCCTATGGCGAATTTAGGCGAGATTTGGCAAATCAATGAGCCTACGGGGAGCTGGCAAGGCGTGGTGGTTGGTGTGTCGGTCGAAGTCAAAATCGAAAACGACACGCCTGTCGTTACTCAAAATGTAACGATAGACCGCTATTTTGAGAATGATTAAAGCTGGTTTAAAGATGCTTTAAAGGCCGTCTGAAAGCCATGTTCAGACGGCCTTTTATCTTTTTTTTGGGGATAACAAAATGACTAATCTGTATCAAAACCTGACGGCACTGCTCAACCGCGAACAGCGCGGCATTGCCAAAATAACGGGCGATTTGGGCGGCGGCTCATGGGCGGCGCAAACGCAAAGTGGCGGCAATCTTGTTTTAAGCGGGCAAGCCGCTTTAAATCAGCGCGTGTTTTATGATGTCTTAAGCAACCGTATCCTTGGTCAGGCTCCCGATACTACTGTTTTAGAGTTGGGTGTATAAGGATAAGTGCAGGACAGCCAGGCGTTGCTTTCGTATAACGTCTTAAAATAATTATGCGCCGAACGTATCATCGCAAAAGCCAAAGAGTTGCGCTATTTGTGGGCAAATATAAATAAAAGGCCGTCTGAATAAGGCGGCCTTTGGGAGGATTTTAAATATAAGTGGGACGGCGACGTAACAGTGCGGCAACACTGTTACGCCAGCCAAGCAGAGCATGCCTGCATTGACTTCTAAGGCCGCCTTAGTCTCTAGAGACCGAGGCATTCTATCTGATACAGGAGTGGATGCAAATGCAAATCTATCATGAATTACGCTGTAAGTTTTGTGGGAAATTGCTGGCAAAAGGCAGCGGTTGTGTACAAATAAAGTGCGCTCGTTGTAAAAACATCAATTCTTTCAGCTAATTAATAAATCAAAAGAATGCCTTTGAGCATCATATTAAATCTGATTTAGAGCATCGCGAATGCCATAATTTAGGAGTATATATGATGCAAAAAATGCAACAGACATTACCTATTATCCCCTGGATGGGTGGCAAACGTCGTTTGGCAAAACATCTTTTGCCCATGTTCCCCGAGCATTCTTGTTATGTTGAGTTGTTTTCCGGTGGCGCAGCATTGTTCTTTATGCGCCCGGTTCCTGCAAAAGTTGAGGTGCTCAACGATATCAACGGACAGCTCATCAATCTCTATCGTGTGGTACAACACCATTTCGACGAGTTCGTCCGTCAGTTCAAGTGGACGCTTACCAGCCGCGAGACATTCGCCTGCCTGCAAAACACGCCGCCCGAATGCATGACAGATATTCAACGCGCCGCTCGCTTCTTCTACCTTCAGCACAACGCCTTCGGCGGCAAAACCGTCCAGCAGCATTTCGGGACAGCTACCACGTCAAAAGCGTGGGATGCATCACAGATTGAGGTTAAATTAAAGACTGCTAAAGACCGTTTAAAAGGTGTTTATATCGAGAATGAATCGTGGGATCGTTGCTTCAAACGATATGACCGTGAGTACACCTTCTTCTATGCAGACCCACCATATTGGCAGACCGCAGGCTATGACCAATCATTTGGCTGGGAGCAGTATGAATTACTGGCCAAGGTAATGGCAGAGAGTAAGGGTAAGGTCATGCTATCCATTAATGACCATCCTGATATTAGGGAATTATTTAAGGATTTCCGTATCACTCAACTTGAATTGGCTTATACGGTCGGAAGAAATAAAACTGGTAAAACCAGTGGAGAATTGGTCGTGTGTAATTGGTAAAATAAAAAGCGACGGTAGCGTCGCTTTTCTTATTTCTCATCATCCGATATAGTGCAAAAGCTGTCGAAACTTTCGCGGAGCCTAGAGTGCAAAAGTTACTGCAACAAAGTGCAAAAGCCGGCGGCGGCTTACATAAAAAACTTCAGGCCGTCTGAAAGAAATTTTTAGAAGGCCCGGTGCCTGGTGGCGCTCTGGGTTGTGTCA